ATTAAATCATCTCACTACTATCTGTTCTGGGGAATTTGCACTGTTGCTGTTGTTGCAGTACAAATCTATGTTGGATCAGGTTACCGTCAAATGTCTGAATCTGTAAATTATGCTGTGGAGAGTCTAAAATGAAATTTCTTTTACCACTTTTTGGATTGATGATTGCAACACCTGCTATTTCTGGAGGTCCTGCTTATGGTCATGCAAATCATGGTCATAGGCATGGACATCATCACCATCATGGCAAGACACACAAGCATTATCACACCCACTTCAAAACAGGTGTGACCCACACTCATAAGCATAGGCATGGTCATGGACATGGGCACCATGGCATTAAGCACTATCATGCAATCCCATCCTGGTTGTTCAGAGTTACAATCCACTAATATGAAATCTTTGAAAACACCTCTTCGTTATCCTGGTGGAAAATCTAGAGCACTAACAAAAATCTTTTCTCATGTGCCTGATCTTTCAGGATATGATGAATATCGTGAACCATTTGTTGGTGGAGGATCAGTAGCAATTCATATCTCCAAGATGTATCCCAAGATGGACATCTGGGTTAATGATCTCTACCCTCCACTGGTCAATTTCTGGCAACAACTGCAAGCAAATGGTAAGAGGATGAGAGACAAACTTACTGAATTGAAGTCCAGGTATCCAGAACCTGCATCAGCAAAGGGATTGTTTCTTGAATCTAAGCAATATCTTCATACTAGTGAAGATCCATTCTGGACAGCAATCAGTTTTTATATTGTCAATAAGTGCTCTTATTCTGGTCTGACAGAATCATCATCTTTCTCAAAGATGGCATCAGACAATAATTTTACACAAAGAGGAATTGATAGACTTCCTGCTTTTTCTCAAATTATTAAGAATTGGACAATTACTAATACCACATATCAAGATGTGATGTTTGATGAGCAATCAGAAAGAAAAGCATTCATCTATCTTGATCCACCATATGATATTAAGGATAATTTGTATGGTAAGAAAGGAGATATGCACAAGGGTTTCAATCATGATGACTTTGCCAATGATTGTGTCAATTGCACCTTTGATTCAATAGTGAGTTATAATTCAGATCAACTTATCAAAGATAGGTTTGAAAATTGGAGTATGGCAGAATTTGATCATACATATACTCTCAGGTCTGTTGGACAATACATGAGAGAGCAGAAAGACAGAAAAGAACTTCTACTTTTTAATTATGGAACTGAAAGACTGGCTCAACTCAATTAATTTTTCTAAGGAAGATCTGACTGACCATACAAAGGAATATCCTCCTTTTATTGTCAACAGATGCATGTCTGGTCACATGGATACAATCATGTATGCCAATGAAATGAATAAGTATCACTTCCTAGATAAGGACATCCAGTATAACTTTTTTATAAATATTGTCAGGAAAAGGAAGAGATTCTCTCCTTGGATTCGTAAAGATAAAAATTCTGATTTAGAGTTTGTCAAACAATACTATGGATATAGTACTGAAAAAGCATCTCAGATCATGAAAATCCTATCTAATGAACAAATTGAATTTATCAAAAAACGACTTGACAAAGGTGGAAAACAATGACTCAAACAACTGAACCTCAGGTGAATTGGTCTCAAGATAAAATGATTGAGGTCAGATTGAATGAACCAGATGATTTCTTGAAGGTAAGAGAGACTCTGACAAGAATTGGTGTTGCTTCTCGCAAGGAAAAGAAACTTTACCAATCTTGCCATATTCTACACAAGCAGGGTAAATATTACATAGTTCACTTTAAGGAGCTATTTGCCCTTGATGGGAAGTACGCTAATCTTACTGTCAATGATGTTCAGCGTAGGAATCGTATTACTCGCCTGCTTGCTGATTGGGGTCTCATCTCAGTTGTAAGTGAAGATACCATCCTTGACATTGCACCACTGAATCAGATCAAGGTGCTGCCTTACAGAGACAAGAATGAGTGGACTCTGGAGCAGAAATACAACATTGGTAAGAAGGGAAAACAACAAGAAGAGTCATAATACTGGGGGGTTTTCAACACCCTCTTTTTTGTGTTTTCTGTTATAATTAGTATTGGATGCCTTAGGGGTCCACAAATCACAAACTCGCTTACAAAGGAGCTACTATCATGGGTAACCTCGCAAGATATGGTGCGTCAGATCTCCCCGCACTTCTAGATCGCATAAATAAACATAGTATTGGCATGGATCAATACTTTGATAGACTGTTTCAACTACAGGAAACATCATCAAATTATCCCCCGTACAACCTAATTCAAGTCAGTAGCACGGAATCGCTCCTTGAGTTAGCATTAGCAGGATTTAAACCAAAAGATGTCAAAGTCTACACAGAAGACGGCAAACTATTTGTTGAAGGACAAAAAGATGACGACTCAACAAGCCTTGAATTCGTCCATAGAGGATTGGCTGGAAGATCTTTCACCAGAGCTTGGAGCCTCTCAGATCAAACGGAAGTTAGATCAGTTGAATTTGAGAATGGGTTGCTGACCATTAAACTTGGCAAAGTCATCCCTGAGGCACACAAGCGTAGAGAGTGGTTCTAAATACCACTGAATATCGTCGTCGCATGAGGGGACACTGGCAAAATCCAGTTGACTCCCCTCTTTTTTCTTGCTATTATACTTGAAAAGGAGTTAGTATGACTGTCAAATTAGCACTACTTAAATCTGGTGAAGAGGTCATCTCTGATGTTGCAGAGATGGTTGTTGAGGAGAAGGTGGTTGGATACATCTTCAATTATCCTTATGCAGCAAAACTCTTTGGTGGATTGAAAAAGGGTGAGAAGAATACTATTCAACTCACTCCATGGTTGCCTCTTAGTAAAGATGTGAGCATTCCAGTAGCAATGGATTGGATCATTACTTTTGTGGAACCTGTGACCAAACTAAGTGAAATGTATTCCCAAGCTATGGAGGATTATGGAGTTAAAAAACCTGAAGTTGATACTGCTGGTGAACAACCAGATGCTGCTGACGCAGATTGATGAAGTATCTACAGAACTGGGAGAACCAGATTGCAAATTGACTGAACCATTTATATTCAATAGTGATGAAACTGTTGAACCATGGTTGACAAAGTATACTGGTCAAAATCAATTCATGATTCATTCTGATAAGATCTTGACTATTACAGAACCAAATAGTAAACTGAGAAAAAAGTATGAGGAACTCTTAGATTAATGGCACTTTCTAAATCAGTAGAAGACTCTTTGGCAGAGGCAGAATCTAATCTTAGAAATGCCCTTGCCTTTGCAGCACGTCAGGAAAGACCAGTAGTCTGTGGTATGATTGCTGAGATGATATCAAAGATTGATACTCTTCAGTCCATGGATTCTATTCTGGACAAATTGGAGAACAGAAAACCAGGAGATAGTGGTTTGTTTGGTTCCTTTTTTAATGATGATGAAGAATGAAGTTTTACACCAATGTCCAGATGATTGGAAACAATTTTCTGGTTCGTGAATATGAGAATGGCAAAAGGACAATGTACAAACAGGATTACCAACCAACCCTGTTTGTAAAATCTAAAAGAGAATCAAAATGGAAAACACTTGATGGTGAGAATGTAGAACCAATTCAACCTGGTACTGTAAGAGATTGTAGAGAGTTCTACAAGAAGTATGAGGGAGTAGATGGATTTCCCATCTATGGCAATGAAAGGTATGTGTATCAATATATCTCAGATAACTATCCTGAGGAAGAGATCAAGTTTGATATTGGTAAGATCAAACTGGTGACAATGGATATTGAGGTCCAGGCTGAGCATGGATTCCCTGACCCTGATTCCTGCTCAGAGGAGATGTTAACCATCTCTATTCAGGACTATACAACTAAGAAAATCATTACATGGGGTAGGCACCCATATACACCAACTCAGGACAATGTGACATATCATTATCATGAGAATGAGGATGATATGTTGAATGCATTCTTGCACTACTGGTCACAGGATGTGCCTGATGTTGTCACAGGTTGGAATGTCAGACTGTATGATATTCCATATCTTTGTGGAAGAATACAGAGAGTTCTTGGTGAGAAGAAAGCAAAGATGCTCTCACCTTGGGGGATGGTTCATCAGGATAAAATTTACATTTCTGGTAGAGAATTCAAGATTTATGACATTGTTGGTCTTACGACTCTGGACTATCTTGAACTTTATAAGAAGTTCACTTATAAAGCACAAGAGTCTTACAGACTGGACTACATAGCACAGGTAGAGCTGGGTCAAAAGAAACTTGATCATAGTGAATTTGATACCTTCAGGGATTTCTATAGGGGAAACTGGAAGAAGTTTGTAGATTACAACATCATTGACGTGGAACTTGTTGACCGCTTGGAAGACAAGATGAAACTGATTGAGCTTGCCTTGACCATGGCATACACTGCCAAGGTCAACTATCTTGATGTGATGTTCCAGGTAAGAATGTGGGACACTATTATTTACAACTACCTCAAGAAGAAGAATATTGTCATTCCTCCTAAGGACAGAACTGATAAGGATTCAAAGTTTGCAGGTGCCTATGTCAAGGAACCAATTCCAGGAGTCTATGATTGGGTTGTTAGTTTTGACCTCAATAGTCTCTATCCTCATCTTATTATGCAGTACAATATCTCCCCAGAGACACTCATTGAGGAGAGGCATCCCAGGACGACTGTTGATAGAATACTTGATGAGGAATTAAACTTTCAGATGTACAGTGACTATGCAGTTTGTGCCAATGGTGCAATGTATAGAAAAGATGTGAAGGGATTCCTCCCTGAACTGATGGAGAAAATGTATGCAGAAAGGGTGATCTTTAAAAAGAAAATGCTCCAAGCAAAACAAGCATATGAAAAGACACCCACTAAAAAACTTGAGAAAGAGATTGCCAGGTGTAACAATATCCAAATGGCTAAGAAGATCTCTCTTAATTCTGCTTATGGCGCTATCGGCAATCAGTATTTTAGGTACTACAAACTTGCCAATGCAGAAGCAATTACGCTCTCAGGACAAGTGTCCATCAGATGGATAGAGATGAGGGTCAACAAGTATCTAAATAATCTACTAAACACAGAAGATGTAGACTATGTCATCGCATCTGACACTGATTCAATCTATATTAATTTTGGACCTCTTGCTGATAAATTTTTTAGCAATAAACTCAGCAATAAAATTGAGACTGTGGAGATCATTAACAAGATCTGTGAAGACAAGTTGGAACCGTTCATCGAATCCTCTTATCAAGATCTTGCGTCGTATGTGAATGCATATGACCAGAAGATGCAGATGAAGAGAGAGAACATTGCTGATAGAGGAATCTGGACTGCAAAGAAAAGATATATTCTTAATGTATGGGATAGTGAGGGTGTTCGTTATGAAGAACCCAAACTAAAGATCATGGGTATTGAGGCAGTTAAGTCATCCACACCTGCTCCATGTAGAACCATGATTAAGGATGCACTCAAACTAATGATGAGTGGGTCAGAGGATGATGTCATTGATTTTATTGATGATGCCAGAACAAAGTTCAAGAATATGAGACCAGAGGATATTGCTTTCCCCAGAACAGTGAGTGATGTCAAGAAGCACAAGAGTTCTGCAACAATCTATGGAAAGGGAACACCTATTCATGTGAGAGGAGCACTCCTATATAATCATTATGTGAAGGAGAAAAAACTTGATAACAAGTATTCTCTGATTAACAATGGTGAAAAGATAAAGTTTGTCTATCTCAAGAAGGCAAATCCCATTAGAGAAAATGTGATATCTTTTATCTCTGATTTTCCTTTGGAACTTGGAGTTGACAAATATATTGACTATGACCTACAATTTGACAAAGCATTCTTGGAACCTGTCAAGGTAATACTTGATGCTATTGGTTGGAACGTTGAAAAAGTAGTTAACCTGGAGCTATTCTTTGGATGAGAGATCAGAATACAATTGAAGATAATGAATCCAAACAAGAGAAATGGAACAGGGGACTTGATCTTTTCATAGAATCAGTGCTCAAACCAGATCCAAGTCTTAGGCAGTGTGCTCACAATCAAAAATGTTATCATGAGTTGATGGATGTTCGTCAGGACGTTCTTCAAAAGTTGAAAAGTATGAGGTGGCATTGATGGATTTTTTGAAAGAAATTGTAAAAGAGATTGGGGATGATTTCACCAAACTGGCATCAGATATTGATGACACTGAAAAATTTGTTGACACAGGTTCTTACATTTTTAATGGACTTGTGTCAGGCAGTATTTTTGGTGGTGTATCTGGGAATAAGATTACTGCCATTGCTGGGGAGTCTAGCACTGGAAAAACTTTTTTCTCTCTTGCTGTCGTCAAGAACTTCCTTGATTCTAACCCTGATGGGTATTGTCTATATTTTGACACTGAAGCCGCTGTTAACAAGTCTCTTATCGCAAGTAGGGGCATTGACTTAGATAGACTGGTTGTAGTCAATGTTGTAACTATTGAAGATTTTCGTAGTAAGGCATTGAAAGCAGTTGACATCTATCTCAAGAAACCTGTTGATGAACGCAAACCCTGTATGTTTGTCTTGGATTCTTTGGGTATGTTATCTACTGAGAAAGAAATCACTGATGCTTTGAATGATAAGCAGGTGAGAGATATGACCAAATCACAATTGGTAAAGGGTGCATTCAGGATGCTGACATTGAAGTTGGGTCAGGCAAATATCCCTATGATAGTAACTAATCACACCTATGATGTAATTGGAGCATATGTACCTACAAAAGAAATGGGAGGAGGTAGTGGTCTCAAGTATGCAGCATCTACAATCATCTATCTCAGTAAGAAAAAAGAGAAAGATGGAACAGAAGTTGTTGGAAATCTTATCAAGGCAAAGACTGCTAAGTCGCGTTTAAGTAAGGAGAACAAGGATGTTACAGTGCGTTTGTATTACGATGAGCGTGGTCTTGATAGATATTTTGGTCTTCTTGAACTTGGTGAGATTGGCGGACTTTGGAAAAATGTAGCTGGCAGATATGAAATTGGTGGAAAGAAAGTCTATGCTAAAGCAATCTTAAAGGATCCAGAAACATATTTCACCCCAGAAGTAATGGAGAAGTTAGATGAAATTGCCAAAACTGAATTCTCATATGGTAAGGGTCTATGACAATATTTTTCCAGAGGAGATGGGAAATGCTCTAGTTCAAACATTTGAGCACACTGAACATGGACAAGAATTTATTGATAATAATCATAAACCTTGTTTTACACAATTGAATATGAATGAGCATCATCCTGAAGTAGTGAGAATTTTTGTCAACTGGACCAGGATTGCTTATCATGATTATGTTCTTGAAACTGAAAACAAACATATTCCAAAGTTTCATCACTTGGAAGAGTTTAGAATCAAAAGGTATCTTACTAACAGAGAAGAGAGATTTGATGAACATGTTGATGTTACAGATTATCCTTCAGCAAAGAGAGCACTTGCTTTTTTGTTCTATTTGAATGATAATGATGGTGACACCTATTTTCCAGATCATCAATTGATTGTACATCCAAAGGCTGGAAGAGTTTTGGTCTTTCCTCCCACTTGGGAATATCCGCACATTGGATATTCACCAAAGACACAAAAGAAATATATCATGAGCACCTATTTGCACTATGGACAAAATTGAGTTCCTAATCCTAAAGAACTTACTCAACAATGAAGACTTCATGAGAAAGGTAGTGCCTTTTGTTAAGGCAGACTACTTTGAGGATAGTAATCAAAGATTGGTCTTTGAAGAAATTTTCAATTTTGTCTCTCAATATAATGAAGTTCCCACAAGAGAAATTATTTCTATTGAGGTAGAGAAAAGAAAAGATCTTAATGAAACCACTCTTAAAGAAGTTTCTCACTTGATTGGGTGTCTTGATGAGACACCTGTTGAGTATGAGTGGTTGCTGAATACTACAGAGAAGTGGTGTAGAGACAGAGCAATCTATCTTGCTTTGTTAGAATCTATTGGGATTGCTGATGGCAACAATGAGAAGAAGACACCTGATGCTATTCCATCAATCCTGTCTGATGCTCTTGCTGTGAGTTTTGATAATCATGTGGGACATGATTATCTTCTTGATTATGAAGAGAGATATGAGTTATATAATAAGAAAGAAACAAGAACAGAGTTTGATCTTGAGTATTTTAACAAGATTACAAAAGGTGGCTTACCAAACAAAACTCTTAACATTGCTCTTGCTGGCACTGGTGTTGGTAAGTCTCTGTTTATGTGTCATGTCGCAAGCAGTGTGCTACTCCAAGGCAAAAACGTACTATACATCACGCTTGAGATGGCTGAGGAGAAAATTGCTG